AGCTGTAAGTTCTTGAAGGCCCTTCCCGAAGGCTTTCGAGCCTCCGAGAAGTGCCCCAAAAACTAGCCCTGAAACGTAATGCACAGCATTGTGAACCACCCCTGATCGGCGTGCCGTTTCCACTCTTTTGGTAAGAGACGGAATCAGCGTAAACCGCAAGACTCTGGCAAAGAAGTTGTCTGCCTCGGGATCTAAGTATCCACGCCCCAATGCCTGATAAACCGCACCAAAACGGCTTTTGGCCGAATTGGAGGCGAGTTCATCCGCAAAGGAAAATGGACTCAGATTTTGCTCTCCAAGAAAAGATTGAGAAGCGAAATTGAAGAAGCCCTCACTTGACGTGAAGGACTTCGGCAATCCGATCTTAATCCCTAATTGGGAGCATACGAGAAGATACTTCTCTGCAACAGCCTTACCAGCAATCACAATGTCGTCGCCGAGAACTCGGTAAGCCGAAAAAGGGAATACCCCTGCAAGGAAAGCACTGTACTGAACTACACCATGGTGTAGCAAAGCCAATGCCCCCCAAGAGGAGTACGCCCCCATCGGTTGACCGGTTCCATATTTCACAATATGGCTTCCGGCGACGGTAATGCGTTTGAGGAAGGTCTTCACCTTACCGGTTCTAGGACAAACTTTGTCATAGTCCCAGTATGGTGTTAACCAAGGTCTACTGCGTAGCAGGGATAGCCACGCATCGACAATGTCCTTTCCGAGAATCCCCTCCAGGATTACTCCATAAAGTACCCAAGGTATCGTATCCGTCGCTGCTGTAAGATCATAGGAGAAGATCTCCTTATGGCCTTCTTTAGCGAAGGAATTGACTCCTTCCTGCTGATCAAAAGTTGCATCAGAAGGGAGGGCCTTGAGTATTTTAAAGAATACATCATGGAGCGGTCTCAAAAAGGTTTGAGTCCAGATGTCCACAATCGCGATGATACGTACCTTCCCTGCGGGTTCCTTCAAAGCATGAAGGCGACCGCACTGAAGTTGCGTATCCTCTAGTTGGAGTGATTTAGGTAATTTATTCCCTGAAGCATCCCAACCACTATTGAGGGCATCTCGGACCTTGTCGAGGCTGGCCGTATCCGCATCCTCAATGGAGTTCCAACTAACTGGCCCAATCAGCATTTCGATTAGCTTGGTCGCTATATCGGAAAACTGATTGGTGTCCAACTGACCAAGCAGTTGAGTTGACTTGATCGCCTG